GGGCCGCGCCGACCTGGGGAACACCCAGCCTGGAGACGGGGTGCGGTTCAAGGGGCGCTCGTGGATTCAGATCACGGGCCGTGCGAACTACACCCGTCTTTCCCAGTGGGCGTTCGACAAGAACCTTGTCCCCACACCGACGTTCTTCGTTGACAACCCAACCGAACTGGCTGCCGACCGGTATGCCGGCCTCGGTGCCGCGTGGTACTGGCTCGTGGCACGCCCGGACATCAACGCACTGTCCGACGCCCGCAACCTCGAAGCCGTGACCCAGCGGATCAACGGCGGGCAGAACGGGATTGCGGACCGTCGCACCCGATACACCCGCGCCGTCGGGATGGGCGACCAACTACTGACCCTGCTCGGAGGAGACGAGGACATGTTCACCGACGCCGACCGCGACCTGCTCAAGCAGATCGCCGAATACCGCCGAGAGTCGCTCAGCCCGCTGCGCTGGCCAGGAGAAGGACAGGTCAACACCTGTGCCGGATTCGCCTGGGCGGCTGATGCCAACATCCACGTCCTACTCGTGGAGAAGCTGGCCGTCGAGTACGGCGACAAGCAGAGCATCGCGCTGCTGTGGGCCGTGGCCAACACGAAGCTGCCAGACCGGCAGACAGACGCCGAGCTGGCTCGACGCATCCTCGCCAAGGTAAGCCCGGACAAGATCGCTGCGGCGCACGACGCCATCGAGGAGGTCTCCTGATGCTCGACTGGTCCATCAACAAGCTGCTGGACCGACTGGAGCCCCGGCTCGAAAAGCTGGTCCGGGCAGCGGTGGACGATGCCGTGGCGTCCGTCGCCGACGAGCTTGACGAGCACGTAGCCGCGATCTCACAGGAGATCATCAAGACCCTGAAGCGGCTGCCGGTCATCGGGCCGATGATCCCATGACGCTGAAGCTCGGGGACCGCAACGAGACCGTACGCCGCTGGCGGCAGGTGATGAACGCGATGTACGGCGGTCTTTACACCCGCCTGCACGGCCCGCTGCCCACGGACACCGACCTGTTCGGCCCTCGGGCAGTCGAGTGGCAGAAGGAGTACGAGTCCCGTACCGGTCAGGAGCAGGACGGCATCGTCAGCGACGAAGACCTGGAGCGGCTGAAACTCGTTGTCCCCCACCGGCCCATCTGGTGCTTCAGCGCACCCGGCTCCGGTGCCCCGTGGTGGCTGGGGCCTCCGTTCGACCTCGGTGAGTGGTGCAAGCGCGTCCTGAACCTCAACCACCAGCCGATTGGCTACCCCATCGGGGGCTATCTCGGCCTGATGGGCGGTGACCCGTCGTTCTCCTACATCGACGTGGTCAACGCGCTCACCGACGAGCTGGACCGGCTGATCTCGGTCAACCCGGATCGTGACGACCCTAACTTCGAGATCTGGCTGTTCGGCTACTCGCAGTCAGCGGACGCCCTCAAGCAGGCAGCAGTGAAGCTGTTCGGCGACGGTGGGAGATACCAGAACCTGCGGCCCCGAATCAACGGGCTGGTTCTCTTCGGCGACCCGGCGCGTAAGCCTGGGCCGACGAAGGTGGGCAACAACCCACCGGGATCTGGTATCGCCCGCACGGTGACGTTCCCGAAGTGGTTGGAAGACCTGACCTGGGACATCGTCAACGAGTCTCCGACACCGGACTTCTACGCTTGCGTAACCGACAAGATCAGGCCGCTGTTCTACGAGTGGTTCGTTCGGGCTGAGACCGAGCTGCCGTTCGTGATCTACAGCGCCCAGATCATCATCCCCGCGATGCTGAATCTGGTGGCCCCGTTCCTGTCTGCGCTGCCCGGATTATCCGGTCTGGCAAGCCCTCTGGCTGTCCCGCTGCTGGCGCAGGCCAGCGGTGTCCCGGCTGCGATGATGAGCGGCTTGATCGGCGGTGTCCTGTCCTCGAAGGAGAAGCCCAACCCGGAGCTGGTCGAGTTCCTCTCGGTGCAGGGCATTTTGACCAGCCTGCCTGATCTGATCGCCCTGTTGGGCGCTCTACCGGGCATCGGAGTCCACGGGGACTACTACGCGCCCAAGCCAGAGTTTGGAGGCCGCAGCGGGTTGCAAGTCGGATGCGACATCGTCGCCGGGTTCCGACGCTGACCCTTACTTGACAATGGAGCACGTCGTGCCGCTATCAAGGGGAGGACGGCACTCGATTGGGAACATCCTCCCAGCGTGCTTCTCCTGTAACTCATCTAAGCGAGACAGATTCGTCACCGAGTGGCGGCTATGTATCCCCTCGCCACACCAGAGGAGAGGAAGATGCGATACCGAGGAGGTAATGGCGAGTTAGCCCCACAACCTCCACATACAATCGGCCCAACCTGGGCCAGGAATGTGGATGGGTCTTGGCATTTGCCTGAGAGGACCCTAGGTTGGGGCGTCCTCAACTGGTGGGCCGCGTACGTAAAGACGCCCGGTGGCGACCACGCTGGCGAGCCGTTCATGCCCACGCTGGAGCAGGCCCGCTTCACGTTGTGGTGGTACGCCGTTGATGAGCAAGGTACTTACTCATTCCGGGAAGGCGTCCTACGCCGACTCAAGGGCCACGGTAAGGACCCGTTCGCAGCGGCCCTAGCCCTGGTCGAGCTTTGTGGGCCAGTCGCTTTCAGCCATTTCGATGGCGGGGGGAATCCTGTAGGAAAGCCGCGTCACGCGGCTTGGATCACGATTGCGGCTGTATCCCAGGACCAAACCAAGAACACGTTCTCGCTGTTCCCGATCATGGTGTCGAAGCAGCTCAAAGAGGACTACGGGCTGCTCGTCAACCGGTTCATCATCTACTCCGAGGCCGGGGGCCGGATCGAGGCTGCGACCTCGTCGCCCGCGTCGGTCGAAGGTAACCGCCCGACGTTCGTCATCGAGAACGAGACCCAGTGGTGGGGAGCGGGACCCGGTGGCGAGGTCAACGACGGCCACGCGATGCACGGGGCCATCGAGGGGAACCTGACGAAGATCCCCGGCGCTCGCCGTCTGGCGATCTGCAACGCCCACATCCCCGGCAACGACACCGTGGCCGAGAAGGACTGGGACGCCTGGCAGGACATCCAGGCTGGCAAGGCCGTCGACACAGGGATGCTGTACGACGCCCTGGAGGCTCCCGCTGACACCCCGGTGTCCGAGATCCCATCGCAGAAGGAAGATCCCGAGGGCTTCGAGGCCGGCGTAGCGAGGCTCCGCGAGGGCATCGAGATCGCCCGAGGCGACTCACATTGGCTCCCGGTGGACGAGATCGTGATGTCCGTCCTGGACATCAAGAACCCGATCACCGAGTCACGGCGCAAGTTCCTGAATCAGGTGAACGCCCATGAGGACTCGTGGATCTCGCCGAACGAGTGGAACCGCCTGGCGCTGACCGACCCGCTGTTCGCCCTGAAGAAGGGTGACCGGATCACGCTCGGGTTCGACGGATCGAAGTCCAACGACTGGACGGCCTTGGTAGCCTGTCGGGTCCACGACGGCATGTTGTTCGTGATCAAGGTCTGGGACCCCGAGAAGGGTCCGAACGGAGAGGTCTCCCGCGAGGACGTGGACGCCACCGTCCGCTCGTGCTTCGAGCGGTACGACGTAGTGGCGTTCCGGGCCGATGTCAAGGAGTTCGAGGCATACGTCGACCAGTGGGGCCGGGACTTCCGCAAGAAGATCCAGGTCAATGCCACACCAGGCAACCCGGTGGCGTTCGACATGCGCGGTCAGACAAAGCGATTCGCGTTCGACTGCGAGAGATTCCTGGACGCCGTCCTGGAGAAAGAGGTTTGGCACGATGGCAACCCGGTTCTGAGGCAGCACGTCCTCAACGCCCGCCGACACCCAACAACGTACGACGCCGTAGCGATTCGCAAGCAGAGCAAGGACAGCAGCAAAAAGATCGACGCCGCTGTCTGCGCGGTGCTCGCGTTCGGTGCGAGACAGGACTTCCTGATGAGCAAGAAGAACCTAAGCCGTAGAGCGGCGGTGATCATGTAATGGCGCTCCCTACGCAGCAGAAGATCGACCCGGAAAAGGCACGGGATGACCTCCTCGAAAAGTTCGAGGGGTCTCAGAATGCCCTGAAGGACTCGAAGAAGTACTACGACGCGGAGCGCAGGCCCGACGCCATAGGCGTGGCCGTCCCACCGAACATGCGGGATTTGTTGGCGCACATCGGGTATCCCCGGTTGTACGTCGACTCCATCGCGGAACGCCAAGAGGTGGAGGGGTTCCGGCTGGCTGGGAGGCCAGACGCGGACTCCGAGCTGTGGGACTGGTGGCAGGCCAACAACCTGGACGTGGAGGCCCCGCTGGGGCACACGGACGCGCTGATCTACGGCGCGGCGTACATCACCATCTCGATGCCAGACCCGGCGATTGACCTCTTCGTTGATCCCCAGATCCCGATCATCATGGTCGAGCCCCCCACGTCGCTGTACGCGGAGATCGACCCCCGGACGAGGCTGGCGACCCAGGCGATCCGGGCGGTCTACAACGAGGACCAGAGCGAGATCATCGCGGCCACGTTGTACACCCCGGACCAGAACATCCAGTGGCTCAAGCAGGACGGGGCCTGGACCCCGATCTCCACGATCAGCCACGGCCTAGGCCTGGTACCGGTGGTGCCGATCCGCAACCGCACCAAGGCATCCGACCTGTACGGCTCGTCGGAGATCACCCCGGAGCTGCGCTCGATCACCGACGCAGCGGCCCGCATCCTCATGGACATGCAGGCCACAGCGGAGATCATGGCGATCCCGCAGCGGCTGCTGTTCGGTGTGAAGCCGCAGGACATCGGTGTGGACCCCGAGACCGGCCAGAAGTTGTTCGACGCCTACGTCGCTCGCATCCTGGCGTTCGAGGATCACGAGGCCAAGGCCCAGCAGTTCACTGCTGCCGAGTTGCGGAACTTCGTGGAAGCCCTCGACGCAATCGACCGGAAGGCAGCGGCCTACACGGGCCTGCCGCCGCAGTACTTGTCCACCAACTCCGACAACCCGGCTTCGGCAGAGGCCATCAAGTCGTCTGAGTCCCGGCTGGTCAAGAAGTGCGAGCGGAAGAACCTGATCTTCGGCGGGGCCTGGGAACAGGCCATGCGGATCGCCTACATGGCAGCCAAGGGCGGGCAGCTTCCCCCGGACTACTACCGCATGGAGACCATGTGGCGGGATCCTAGCACGCCGACGTACGCGGCCAAGGCCGACGCGGCGGCGAAGCTCTACGCCAACGGCGTGGGCATCATCCCGAAGGAACGGGCTCGCATCGACCTCGGCTACTCCGTGGAGGAGCGGCTGGAGATGCAGGAGTGGGACAAGCAGGAAAGCCCTGCCCTCCAACTCGCTGGCATGTACGGAGCACCGAAGGCAACCACTGCTGGTGCTTCCTCGACAGCGCCTTCTGCGGCGAAACCGACTGCGACCCAGACGGCTAGCCCGAAGACGTGAACACCGACGAGTATGCGGCCCAACAGGCTGTCATCTCGGCGGCGATAGCCCGGTACACATTGACGTTCGGCCAACTGTTCTCTCAGCCTAAGCTGAGCGTGCAGGAGTGGTTGGCGCTCTTGGGGTTTCTGTATCCCCAGGTCGAGTTCCACAGGGAGCAGGCGGCACGGCTGGCGCGGGAGTTCTACGACTCCCAGCGCGAGCTGCACCACCCCAACCTCCCACGGAACGACCGGTACCTAGAGGGCTACTCGTTCGAGGGATTCGTGCGAGACATGGAACCGGCGCGGAAGAGGATGTCCCAGGCAGAATCCCCTCAAGACGCCGTAGGCCAGGTCGCAGCACAAGCCGTTCGGGCGGTGGAAAACGCTGGCAGGCAACAGATCATCCACGCGGTGCAGGAAGATACGCTTCTCGCGCTCAAGCAGGAGGACGCCAAGGCGAACTCCGAGGAGCACGTCGTCCGGGGCTGGGCTCGGGTAGCCACAGGCAGGGAGACCTGCGCCTGGTGCCTGATGCTCATCTCCCGTGGTCCCGTCTATCTCGGGGCCGAAAACGCCGGTTTGGACCTGGCTGACGCCGAGGTGGCGAACCTCTGGAGACAGTCCGGCGGAGACCTCAAGAGGTTCTTGTCCGAAACAGAAGGACACATGGAGCAGTGGCATCCCAACTGCGACTGCAAGGTTGTCCCGGTGTTCAAGCTGGAGAGCTGGCCTGGGAAGGCAGAAGCGGATCGGGCTCTGGCGCTTTGGAATGAAGCGACCAGGCAAGCGATCAGGGAAGAGGAAGAAGACCCGGATCGCACGCACACCTACGGGAAGAACAAAGGCAAGACGTTCACCCGAAACGAACGGGCGCTCAACGCCCTTCGTCGCCAGCTTGCCGAAGGCAGGCTGGACCTCTCCGAGTTCGCCGCAGCGGCGTAACTCAGATCCCGAGTCCTAGAGGGACTCTCAACACGCCCAGGAGGCACAAGTAATGTCCGACACCCCAACGACCCCCGAGACCCCTGCCGCTCCCGCCCCGGAGGCACCTGAGAAGCAGGAGACATTCTCTCGGGACTACGTCGAGAGCCTTCGCGCTGAGGCAGCCAAGTACCGCACCGAAAAGAAGGATGCGGTCGACGCGGCCAAGGCCGAGGTCATCCGTGACTACGAAGGCAAGTTGGCCGAAAAGGACACGGCGTTCACTGAGCTGAAAACGAAGCACAGCGAAACGTCTTTGGAGCTGCTGAAGCTGAAGTCGATCCTCGAAGCGGGCATCCCGAGCGAGGACGTGCTGGAGGTTGCAGCTCTGGTTCAAGGTACCGACGACGAGTCGGTCAAGGGGAGCGTCGAGAGGGTCAAGGCCCTTCTGGGCAAGTCCCATGCAAAAGACCGGTTGGTCGACCCATCCCAGGGTTCGGGCAGCCACGTCCCTCTGAATGGTGACCCTATTCTGAACCTTCTCAAGAGCGCCGTAGGCGCTTGAGGGTCCCTACCAAATAAGGAGATAACAAATGCCTACTCCGGCAACTGGGGCCACCGTGCCCTCCGCCCAGATCGCCAAGACCGGCGACTTCTCGGCGTTCCTGAAGCCCGAACAGGCTCAGGACTACTTCGCGGAGGTCGAGAAGACCTCCATCGTCCAGAAGGTCGCTCGCAAGGTCCCGATGGGTCCGACCGGCATCACCATCCCGTTCTGGAACGGTGCGGTGAACGCGCAGTGGATCGGTGAGACCGAGCGCAAGCCGCTCACCAAGGGCAGCTTCGACCACAAGGAGCTGGAACCCACGAAGATCGCCGTGATCTTCGCGGAAAGCGCCGAGGTCGTGCGTGCCAACCCGCTGAACTACTTGCAGACCATGCGGACCAAGATCGCTGAGGCCATCGCCCTGGCGTTCGACAACGCTGCGCTGCACGGGATCAACAAGCCCACCAAGTTCAAGGGTTACCTGGCTGAGACGACCAAGACGCAGTCGCTGGGCACCAACGCCTACGATGCTCTGGCGGTCAGTGGCCTGAAGAAGCTGACCGACGCCGGCAAGAAGTGGACCGGCACCCTGCTGGACGCCACGACGGAGTCGATCCTGAACGGTTCGGTTGACGCCAGCGGTCGTCCGCTGTTCAACGAGCCGGTCTACGCGGGACAGGCCAGCCCGATCCGCGAAGGCAGCATCGTCGGTCGTCAGACCATCGTCAACGACCACGTCAAGAACAACACCGTGCTGGGATTCCAGGGCGACTTCACCCAGGTCATCTGGGGCCAGGTCGGCGGTCTGTCATTCGACGTGACCGACCAGGCGACTCTGGACTTCGGGCAGGCCAACGCCTCGACTGGCGTCTGGGAGCCGAACCTGATCTCGCTGTGGCAGCACAACATGGTGGCTGTCCGTTGCGAGGCTGAGTACGCCTTCCTCGTTAACGACACGGACGCCTTCGTCAAGCTCACTGCGTGAGCCTGACTTGACACCTCCCGAAGGGAGGGGCTTCGGCCCCTCCCGGAGGGCGGCTCAGATCAACACAGACGCACGAACTTAGAGGAGCGGTATAGATGACTACCTACGCTGACGCCACCGACGTGGCGGCGCGCTGGGGCAAGGACCCAGGCTCCCTTGACACCGCCCTGACGAGCCTGATCAACGTACGTCTCGCTGACGCTGAGCGGATGATCAAGCGTCGCATCTCAGACCTCGACACCCAGGTAGCTGACGAGGACTTCCTCGCTGAGCTGAAGCGGGTCGAGTCCGAAGCCGTTCTGCGGCTGGCCCGGAACCCCGATGGATACGCGTCCGAAGGCGACGGCAACTACCAGTACATGCTGATGCAAGAGATCTCCTCGGGGAAGCTGGAGATCCTGCCCGATGAATGGGACAGCCTGGGGGTCACCACGACCGGGTTGTTCTTCATCGACCCGACCACGGTGAGGGCGACGTAATGGCAATCGAACCGGAGCTTGTTCCACAGACCCCGGTGGTTATTGGGGGTCGTTTGTTTGACCCGAAGCGGTGCGTTCACGGCGAGGACTACGACGGAGACGCTAACGGCGAGCACCACTGCGTCCACGACTGGCGGGTCTACTGGGGAAACCAGAATCGGGTGTCCCGGTGAGCCTGCTCGACCGGGGCTCGATGTTTGAGCCCTGCACGGTCTACCCCGAGATCACCGTCACCGACGCTGACGGGAACACCATCACGAAGGCGTCGACCACAGGCATACAGACGCTGGCACGCTTTCAGATCCAAGGCCAGTCAGGTACCGCCAGCCGGCGGGCCGAGCAGAACGACGAGGGGTTTGACACCGAACGGGTCTATACCGTCAGGTTCCCTAACTCGTTCACAGACAACCACGGCGAACTTGGTGCCCAGGCTGTAATCGAGTGGCGCACCGACGCCAGGGGCCTACCGGCCCGCTGGCAGATCTTCGGAGATGTCCAGCGGTACCGCGGCAGTCGGCGGACTGCCCACGTCGTTTACACCATCAGGAGGGCCTAGTGCCCAAGCTGATCAGCCAGAAGGCGATGAACACAGTCGTATCCCACCTCGACGGTGTACGGGACGCTGTCCACGACGAGGCCAAGGGCATCGAGCATGCGGCAGATGCGAATCTGAATGCGGTTCGCGGGACTACCAAGTGGCAAAAAATCTACGGCCCAGGCCATCTCACGTCGGTCTCCTCCTCGCGGGGCGAGGTCGACTCGTTCGCCAACTTGCACGCCCCTAACCCGATGGCTATCGAGTTCGGGCACTCACCGTCCGGTGTGTTCGGCCCAGGAGGCCGATACGGGCACATCAAAACGAAAGCCCCCGAGGGGCTCTACATCTTGCACAAGGCGGCAGGATTCGGGTTGGAATAGGAGCAGGGCATGGCCACGAAGACACCCAAACTAGCTCGGGTGCAACGGATTGTCCTCCCCATCCTACGAGCAGAGTTCGCGGACTACGACCGCGCCGTGAAGGTCGGTTCCTGGACAGAGGACATCGACTACCGGGACTTCCCGATGTTCAACGTCAAACGCCTCGGGGGTGCGCGGAACCCAAGTAGGCCAACTCAATTTGGCAAGACTGTAATCGAGTTGACCGTGTACGACGTAGTCGACCTACCGACCACGGAAGACCTGTATGACTGCGCCCTGGAGGCGCTGTACAACGCCGTGAAAAAGCAGACACAGACCCCGGATGGGTACCTGTCGTCAATGAGAGAAACGATGGGGGCCACACTATTTGGCTCCCCGTTCCAGGACTCCTGGCGGGTTCAGGGACTCATCCAACTGGGGGTAAGACCCCCACGAACTAGATAGGAGAAGTGCCAATGGCACTAGATGACGACGCCGCACTGGTTGTAGCACAGGGTTTTGTGTTCCTCAACGACGTAGCCGCGCTGGCCCCGACACCCACCGAGGTCGACACCCTTGACACCGACACGTTCGGCGCAGATGTCCATAACATCAAGGTCAACACCGACGCCACCAGCGTCACGCTGACAGTCGGTGCCGCTAGCACCGACGACCTGGACCTGCCGGTCACGGCTGAGCAGGTCCAGAACGCCCTTGAGGCGCTGACGACTGTCGGCCCCGGCAACATCGACATCAAGGGTGTCTCGCTGACCGATGGTACCGGCCTGACGGTCGGCTTCATCGGCGACAAGCTGGGGACTACCTTCACGGTCTCCGGTACCGCTACCGGCGGCATCAGCCCGAATGTCACGGTCACCTCGGTGGCCACTCCGAACGGCTGGATCAACGTGGGGCACACCTCGCGTGAGGACCTGCCTGAGTTCGGGTTCGACGGCGGTAAGAAGCAGATGAGGGGCTCATGGCAGCGTAAGCGGCTGCGCGAGGTCGAGTCTGGTGACCCGGCGGAGGACTCGCTGAAGTTCACGCTTGAACAGTGGGACAGGGAGTCGCTGGCGTTGTACTTCGGTGAGGACGCCGCAGACACGCCCGGTGTGTTCGGTGTGTCCGGGGACTTCGTCCCGGTCGAGAAGTCCGTACTGGTGATCCTGGTTGACGGTGACGCCCGCGTCGGCTTCTACGCCCCGAAGTCGCAGATTTCGCGGGACGCCTCGATCAAGATGCCGCTGGACAACTTCGCTGGCCTGCCGGTGAAGGCGACGTTCCTGAACTACGGCACCCGCCGTCTGTATGACTGGATCTCGCTGGACCTCCTGTCCTGATCCAGGATTGACAGCTAACGCGCTGGCCCCATAGGGGCGCGCTCTGAGCCCCTCGGCGGATGGCCGAGGGAGCGCCGCTGTCCGATAGACCGGGGGAGGGGTTTACCTTGGCGGGCCTGGCCCCTCCCCCGCCTACCGCTGCCACTAACCAGCCTAGTTTGTGCCCGCCAACCAAAGAAAGGTCCGCTATGACAAACGTATTTACCCTTGACTCGTTCCGCGAAGAGGTCAAGAAGGGCTTCGAGCCGTTCGTGATCGGACTTGCAGACGGTTCCAAGTGCGAGCTGCGCTCCACGCTCCGGTTGTCGGCTGAAAGCCGCAAGACCGTGAAAGACAGCCTCAATGCGCTGTCAGAGCTGGACACAGACGACGACAGCCCCGAGACGATAGACAAGGTTATCGAGCTGGTATCGAAGGTCTTCTACGCCGTTGCTGACAAGCCGGCGAAGCTGCTCTCGGACCTCCAGGACCCTGACAAGCTCATCCAGGTCGCGCTGATGACCAAGGTGTTGGGCGCGTGGATCAGGGAAACCCAAGTGGGGGAAGCTTAGAACTCGCCCGCCTCATAGACGAGGCCGGCGAGTATCTTATACCAGACTTGCAGCATTACTACGGGATTGACCTTCGGGAGTTGTTCGCGGAGGACAAGCCCTTATCCCCCCGCTGGGTGCTGATACACGTCTTGCATCTCCCTGTTGAGTCTGCGTTCGTCGCACAACAACGCGGTGGCGGCATGTTCAGAGGATGGGACGAGGGCCGCTACATGATGGCCAGGTTGATCGACCTTATGTCCATCAGCAACTGGATGTTCCTATGCGCCAACTCAGACCCAGACGGCCGGAAGCCGGAAATGCCAGAGCCGTATCCGATGCCGGACAACATCAAGATGAAGAAGCAGCTACAAGACAGGCCAGGGTCCTTCGGGTTCATCACCAAAACCCTGCTGGCGAAAGCGAAGAAACGAAAAGCAGCAGGAGGCTAGGCGATGTCTGAAGGCCAGGTAGTCGGCACGATCTCGATCAAGGTAACCCCGGACACGAGCAAGTTCCGCAGGGAACTGCACGCCGAGCTGGCTGCCATCGAGAAAGCCGAAGAGGCAAAGGTCAAGGTAAAGGCCGACTTCGACAAGAACGGCCTCACCGAGAAGGTGAAGGCCGCAGCCGAAGAGGCTGGCACCCACGTCAAGATCAAAGCCGATGTAAACACCGGGTTCCTCAAGGGCAAGATCCTCAATGATCTTCGCAACCTGTCAACCAAGATCCGGGTAACCCCAGACATCGACAGGTCGCTACTCCGTGCGCGGGGTGGGTTCTCCCGACGCCCCATCGGCGGAGGCGGAATCGGCGGTGGCCTTAATCAGGTGGCTAACTTCGGCTCGCCGGCCAACCTGGCTCTGATCGCTGCCCTGCTCCCTCCAGCGTTGGCCATCCTGGCCCCCGCGCTGGTGTCGCTCCCCGCGATGATCGCGGGTGTGGCTGCGCCTATCGGCGCTCTGGCGCTTGGTATGGGTGGGCTCAAGAAGGCGGCTACCGAAGCTGGCTTGGCTGTAGAGCTGAAAGACAAGAAGGGTAAACCGACAGGTAAGTACGGGGTTGGGCAGGCTCTGGAAGAGATCCAGACCGGCGTGTCCGACGTTTTCGAGAAGGGGTTCATCCCTATCTTCCGCCAGCTCCTCACTGTGGCGCAGCCTGTCACCACAGCGATGAAAGGCGTAGCGCAGGGGGTTGTGAACCTGACGCAAGGTTTCGTGGACACGCTCACGTCGCCCGCAATGGTGAACCAGATGAACACGCTGTTCGCCAACATCGGTGGCGGTCTATCCGCTGCGGCACCGGGTATTTCGTCGTTCACGACGGGGCTGATCAACCTGGCCACCCAGGTGTCCACACACTTCCCCGGACTGGCTGACTGGTTCAACAAGCTCGGCGAGAAGTTCTCCAACTGGGTGACCAAGACCAGCAAGGACGGGACGCTCGACAAGGCCATCTCGTCTATGCGCCCGGTGCTGGACGCGATCATCGGGTTCGTCGGGAAGCTGGTCGACGCCGGCCTCAAACTGGCGGCAGACCCGAAGATGGGCAAGAGTCTCGGCGAAGTCCTGAATGGGCTGAGCAACTTCATCACCAACGCACTCCCCGACCTTACTGCGTTGTTCAACGCGATGGCACCGCTGGTCGGCCTGCTCGGTAAGGGTAAACCGGGCACCAACGACGCCCTCAACCCCGGTCCCAAGCAGAACGACCCGACGCAAGGCGGGAAGTTCGGGAAGCCGCTATTTCCCAATCTTAAGCTGGATGACCAGAGCCTCATCAACGACGCCAAGGGTATCGCGGGCTGGTTGGATCGCAACGTCGGCGGGCCGATAAGCAGGTTCTTCGAGGGCAAGACACAGCTACAACAACAAGGCTTGGGCGGGCAAGACTCGTTGGTCGGTAAGACCACCAACGCGCTCGGCAATGTGTTCACCGGTAACAGCCAGTGGGAGAAGGACCTCGGTAACGGAGCAAGCCAAGCGTGGGATGGTGTCGTCAACGGTGCCAAGGATCTCGGTGGCAAGATCACCGGGGCGCTTAGCGGCCTTCCCGGACAGGTGAGCGGCATCTGGAACAGCATCGCAGACTCAGCCAAGTCGGCGTGGGACTCGATCTACAACGCCGCGCAGTCCGCTATCAATCAGGTGATCGGGGTCTTCCAGGCACTGCCCGGTCAGATCATGGGCATTTTGGCAGGCCTTGGGGAGCAATTGTTCTCGGCTGGTGCCAGCGCTATGGGCCGTCTTGCCGAGGGAGTTAAATCTGCCGCAGGCGGTGTCATCGGGGCTGTCAGTGGAGCCCTGGGTGGTGTCCTCAACCTGATCCCCCACTCGCCAGCCCCCGAGGGGCCGTTCTCTGGTCCAGGCTGGAACAAGTTGTTCACCGGTGGCCAGGCCATCGGTAACCAGTTCAACGACGGGCTCAAGGACGGCTTCCAAGGGGTTGTGTCGCAAGCTACCTCGCTGATTGGTCAGGTCCAGGAAACGATGACCCAAGGGGTTGTCCCCCCTGGGCTGCGGAGCAACATCAAGCAGGAGCTGAAGGCCATCGGCCTTGAGTACGACCAGCTTAAGTTGCAGCGGGATCAACTTGCCCCTGGTGACAAGACGGGCCGCAAGGCGATCACGGACCAGATGAAGCAGCTTCAGACGCTGCGTAATCAGCTTGGGTACCAGTCGGACCAGATCGGCTATGCCGGGAAGTACGGCGGTGGCCAACAGGGCGACTCGATGACCGAAGCGGCCCAGATGATTACAAAGGGGCTGGCGCAGGTGCTGGACATGGGCAAGGGCTTCGCTATGGCGAACATCACCCAGTTTGAGCAGGACCTCGGAATTTCCGGTAAGGGAGCTATCCCGACGATAGCGAACATCGGTATGGGTTGGCTGACGCAGATGTTCGGCAACATGACCTCCAGCGCGTTCGGACTCGGCGGCGGAGGTTCGGGGGTCAACATCCAGGTGAACTCCGTGGACGACGCGCTGGCCGCACGCCAGAACATCATCAACAAGCAAGCACTGCAATACGCCGGTCGGTAATCCGACCACAACCTAGAGACGACCCCGCCTCGGCGGGGTCGTTTTCGTTGGGAGGTAAGGAATGCACGACGACACCGTCGTAGAACTCGAAGGTGTAAACGGCGAGTGGTTCACGCTGGCAGGCCCCGAAGCGGGGGACCGCGGCATGCACCTCGGTACCGGCGTCAAAGGTCTGTTCGATCCGCCCGTGAAGGTCGTCTACGAGGAGCCTGGCAACTACCCTGGTGCCCGGTATCTGAGCCACCGAATCCTGCGCCGGGACATCACGTTGGCGATCCTGATCTTGGACGACAAGAGCGACCCGTGGGCCGGCAGGGACAGCGAGCTGCGTAAGGCGCTCGCGTACGACCGTGACTCCTACATCCACATCACCACCCCGGAGTCGGGGCACCGGAAGTTGAAGGTTCGCCTCGGGGACGCCCCGGACGTGGACCTTGAGACGGACCCGCACCTGGGCTCCATCGTCGTGGTGAAGCTCCTGTTGATCGCGGGAGACCCGTTCTGGTACGAGGACGATGTTGTCTACGAGGCGGTGACCAAGCAGGACACCCGCTTTACACCTCCCCCGCTGCCGTGGATCTTCTCTAACTTCCCACAGGAGACCATCGTCATCCCCACCGGCCCTGAAGTGGGCAAGGGCGGGCTGAATCCGACCGACCAGTACATCTGGCTCAAGTGGTCGGTTCCCGGCTCGGAGCAGCCCGTTCCGGGCCTCCCGTGGCCATTCCCTCCTGGCACCCCGGTCCCCTGGGAGACAGCGCCGTTCACGCAGTGGGTCATCCCGGACTACTCGTTCGAGGACCCGCAGTACGAGAACCGCCGGCTGAAGCTGCCGGGGCTGATCTACAAAGAGAATGTTGTCGTTGACACCGATCCCAGGGTTGAGCAGGTCTCATCGGAGACCGGCTCCCAGGTCTGGGCTCGGATGAACGGGGTCAGGTTCCGCCACCCGGTGCCGCCCTACACCAAGGGTAGGGACTTCGTCGTCACCGTGGCCGGGTGTGCCCCAGGACAGATGGTCACGCTGCGCGTCCCGCGTCCGTGGTCTAGGCCGTGGGGGCTCGAATGATCGGGCTGAAGTCCCGGGAGGACCACGAGGAACTCTGGAAGCTGATCCAACAGCGACGGGCGAAGATGGAGCTGGCCAGGCTGGCTCCACCGCTAGTCCGTTTGTGGGATGGGGATTTCAACCTCCGGGGCGAATGCGTCGGCTGGCGAGACATCGACTACGAGTTCATCGAGAACGACACAGGCGTTGCCACGATTCAGCTTTCGCTGGATCACTACCTCGCCAAGTGGGTGATGAACTTCCGGGGCCGCGCCAAGCGCAACGTCGTCATCACGATTGACAAGCAGGGCTCGCGGTGGTCCGGGTTCATGGATCACTTCACCATCAAGAAGGAGAAGGGCGGCGACCGCTACCTCGAAATCGTGTTCAAGCACGACTACGAGCAGGCCAAGCACATCCTTTGCTGGGCCAACCCCTTCTTGAGGCCAGAACTGCAGTTCCCCAAGCTCTGGACCATTTTCGGCCCTGCCAAGTGGTGTTTGCTGATGACGTTGTTCGTCAACATCCTGCGACTAGAAACGTCGCTGTGGACGTTACCTGATAACCCGCTCGATCTATCGGAATGGTTCCCGTTCTCGCTCAACACAGCGGTATGGAGAAACATCGTCAAGCCGTTCCCGTTGCTCGGGGACAACTCGAACATCACCATCGTCTTCGCACGGTTCAAGTCGTGGCACGAAGTTGCCAAGAAGACGCTCGAAGATGCTCAGCTCACCGTGGTCTGTCGACGGTACTTGGCGGGTGAAGACCCGCACCCGTTCCAGGATCTCCAAGGCGAGTTCAACATCTCGCTTCCCGTGATCGGGAACATCTTCGAGCAGTTGTTCTCTGTGATCCCGGTTCGGCACGGCTGTCTGGTCTGGGACATCGTGGACAACTCCGGGTGGGGTACAGAGACCGTCTTCGGCGGTTCGTTGTTGACGGGGCTCATCAGGGCCGTCGTGAACATCGCCTCTGACGGCTACACCGAAGGTGTCGACGTGTTCACCGGAGACCCGACTTTCCCTGGTGAGTACTACAACCCGTTCTTCCTGGGAACGTCGCCGCAGGCTCCGTGGGTCGTCTTCGAGGAAGGTCCTCTGACAGGGATCGAGTCCTCGGAGTTCACCTACTACGAGGCTACGGACACGTCGTTCGTCACGGGCGGGCACTCGATGCCCGGTGTGAACGAAGCGATCTCGGCTGGTGTGAACGCGGCAGGAGACTTCCTGACCTCGATCATCAACTCGTTCATGGCCGCTGGTGGTGCGTTCGGTACCGCCATCGACTTCCCGCCGCTGGGCGGGATCATGGACGCGATTGCCAAGATCATCTACGAGGACGTGTTCCTGGCGTTCATGGAGGTGCCGACCCTGCGGGCGGCGGGCCTGAGCCTGCCAATCGCCGGCCTGGAGAACATCGTAACGGGCCTCGGGGATTTCCACTACTACGAGGCCTGGGCAGACGGAGCCGACAGAGCGTTCACGCTCTCGGCGATGATGGCTGTCCGGGCGAAGATCTGGGCAACTCGGGCGCACACGGCCCACAAGATCAAGGTGGCAGACGCTGCCCCGTATCTGGTGGGAGAGAAGGGTTATGGCCATTTCTGGCTCGGGAACCGTGTTGGCACTTCAGTTATGGAATACCCGATCCCGCACACGATCTTCGTGGAGCGGGTCTCCAAGATCCGCTACGGCTGGGGCCGGGACGGCTCGCGTGGATGGCAGTTGGAGATCGGCTACCGGGAGCCGGAAGACCCGGCGTTAAAGGCGCTGGAATGGATTCGCACGATCAACTCCGGGCTCGGAACGCTCGGGGTGTTGTAACCGAAAGGCACCGCCATGCAGATGAAACCCATGCTCTCCCAGAAGGAATGCAACCCCGGAGACCCGGAGGAGCACTTCCTCTGGGCTCTCCGCAACCTGCCCTCATTCGCGGGCTCAGGGACGCTCACCCACTCAGGATTCCTGCGTCGGTGGTCAAAGCACCTCTGGGAGGCGGGTTTCGCTCACCGCGACTACCTGGCGAGTCTCGCCGACGAGGACGGCAACATCCACGTCAGCAAGCTCCCGGTGCAACAGATCCGATTCCAAGAAGCGTTCCGCGGGCCGCACCACCAGTACAACAACGCGGCCCGTTGGGTCCGGGCGGATGAGCCCGAGCCAGAGGTGTTCGTGGTTCCGAACATCCAGGAGATGACCACCCAGGAGAAGTACGCCTTGGCGTACCAGCTCAAGCAAGAAGGTGTCGTCATACCAGACCCACCGCAACCCGCCAAGGCAGAAGTATTCAACGAGGAAGAGGCTCAAGATGTCTGAGCAAGAAGACACCAAACCGATCGACGTGAGCGATCTCCTGGGACTGGATGATGACGAGGTTGAAGCCGCGAGGAAGCGGCTCCCCGATGCCGCCAGCGTGCGAGCGGGACTCGTCGCGGTGTTGATTTTCGTGGGCGCGTTCCTCGGTAAGCCCGAGCTGTCCCACAACCATTGGGTCGACGCACTCATCAGCGCCTACGTCGTCGTAGCGCCGCTGGGTCTGGCGTGGTGGATTCGTCGGCACACCAAGGATTCCAGCCCGGGAAGGCATCGGGCCTCGTGAGTCAACTTTTTGAGTGGGTCGCCGCTCTCGAAGGACCAAGTGGTGTGTTGGTCGGAATCGCGGGTACCAAGGTCTTCCAGCGTGCCAAGGAGAGGCGGGAACTGAGACTCTCAGAGGCCCATGAGGCGAAGATAGACGCCGAGGCTGCACAGATCATCGCCAACACCGCCGTCGCGCTCGTACAGCCGCTACAGGAGCAGATAAGCAAGCTCGACGGGCGAGTAAAGACGTTGGAGCGGGAGAACCTGGCCACGAAGTCCACTCTGCGGCTGGCCATCGACTACATCCGCGCTCTGCGCTCGTGGATCTTCCAGCACGTCCCGGACAAGACACCCCCGGTGCCACCGGACGCGCTTTGCATCCAACACTGATTGGAGGTTAGACCTTGACTACTCCGCACCAAGCAGCGCCGACCGACATCGCGCAGCTCGTGGGCATGGGCGCGTTCCAGGTTGGGAACGCGGCACAAAACTGGGGCCAACAGGTCACGGATACGTTCGTCCGGGTGTTGATCAACGGGCCGGCTGCGTCCCTGGGGGCGGCGTTTACGTCGTTGGAGCACTTCCTCGAAGAGTTTGGGCGCTACCTGTCCACGCTCCCCCTCGAAGCGTTGAAGATGTTCCAGGCGTTCATCCCCGGCGCGGTATCGTCCGCGTTCAACACCGTCTCGTCGGCGGTGTCCACGATCCTGAACGCGCTCAGCCTCGGCAACCTGCGGATGCTGCTGTCGGACTTCCAGAACTGGGTGTCGAGCGTCTACAACATCCTGGCTGCCGAGCTGCACCAGATCCTCGACATCATCATGGAGTACATCGTCACCCCGATCACAGGACGGGTGGCAGGCTTCATGGACTGGTTCAACAACCTGCGGTCTTTCCAGACCGGGACGACCAATGCCGTTGGGGGACTTGCGGATGGTATCGCCAACCTGATCTCTGGCCTCAACACCACTAGCGGCACCATAGACGAGGCGGTGAACGGAGCCATCGGGCAGTTCGGGTCCTTCCTGAATCAGATTCAGCAAGGCGTTACGGGCGCGATCAACGCGGGCCAGCAGACGACTGCGACTGTTGTGCAGGGCGCACTCGACGGCGCACGGCAGAACATAACCAACATCCAGAACCAGATTGCTGCGCTGTTCGGCATGGTGCCCAAAAAGACAACGGCCATCGGCGCTTCACACGTTGATGACGTATCGACCACGACCACGGTCAGTTCCAACGACTGGGGCTCTAAGTGGACGATCCTCGGTGCCACGGGCACCACGCACCTCGATGGCGAGAAGCTGGTATGGGACGACTCTGGCGCTGCTGCCCGGTACGTCTTGGGCCGGTACGACGACCAGACGCTGGGCACATACCAGACGGTGAGGTTCACGCTGGCGACGTTGCAGGAGCAGCCGCTATCAGGCGGCAACCCTTGTAGCAACATGCTGATCGCCAACGCGACGCTGGACTTCTCGGAGTTCGTTTACGCCGAGTTCTTCTGGAACAGGATCGACATCGGCTACTACAACGGCGGTGTGGAGGGCTGGGACAACCGGTCGAACTACCACGTCCTTGCATCTCACAACACGAGCACAGGGGGGGCTTGGCCCCTCGGTGCGTGGTCGTTAAAGTGCGGCACGGAAACGTCGCCGTACCAGTACATCATCTCGTTCGGGCCAGGAGACGGGGCTCAGCAGCTCTCGTACACCGACACGGCGATGAACGTCCCAGCGGACAGCAGCCACCGGTATGCGGGCCAGGCTCTGTTCTCGACCAGCCGGGGATCTGGAGAGTCGACCCCGGGCAGCGTCTCGTTGTGGCGGGTGGACGACACCAACCCCACGGCGATGATCGGCTCCGGGATGCGTGCGTACCGCACGTCGACCACCCCGGTGACGATGAACTCCACTACGGCGGGTTCTATTGTCCCAGGCTCATTCTACGACAACCTGGAATACTGCTCAGCCGACATGCACTGGGATGCAGCGACCTCGACGCTGACGGTGGATGAGCCGGGGATGTACTTGGCTACCGTGTGCCTCGGCTTCACCCAGCGGTACTACAACTGCATGACGCAGCCGCTGCTATTCCGTAATGGGTCGCTCTACCTTTCTGGTGATAGCCGGGAGGTCATGGGCACCTACTCCAGCGGGACCTCCGCTGCACAGGTACCGCAGCGCGGTGTGTGGTTTACGTTCCCGGTTCGGATCATCAACCCAGGAGACACAATCGCACCCGGCTTGTGGTCGCAGAACCTGGCTGGCACCCCGGCTCCTGTCGCCGTCAACGTAGGCGGAGAGAGCACCGGGACTGTGTCCTGGTTCTCTGTGGCTAAGATCAATCCGTAAGGATGGAGGGCCTATGGAAAACAACATGTGGGAGGAAGAGTACGCGCCTTCTGCTGCACTACTGGTGACCGAGCAGGTGGCTAACGAGCTTCCGGTTTATCAGCCCCCAAGCCAAAACAGCTAACGCTGGTGCGGCCTTGGACAGAATCGCCCCCCTCGGGAACAGACGTTCCTGCGGGGGGCTTTTCTGCGTTTTCGGGGATGTGCGCGGTCGTGATGTCGAGCACCACTCCGCTGGGGCCTACCGTCGAGACCTTAACGGATACCTGCCACTTCAACAGGAGCTGCCGGCGCGACGCGGCGTCGGTGGCCCGCTCCCACAGCTCGCCGTACGTCTCGTCCAGTATCCGCGTCTCCCACCGCGCCTCGGACGGTGGGATCTGTTCCAGCTCGGAGATCCTAGAATCCAGCGCCTCCAGTTGGCCCAGGAGGCGCGATCTCACGGTAGCTGAGGTGGTTGTACCCAAGAGGGGGGTTATCTCGTCTACGGCCCGTACAGCCTCGTCTAGCTCGGTTTGGTGGTTTGAGGCTGGTATAAACACCGGTTCCACCACCGGAACGTCTGCATAGGCAGCCAGGAACGCCTCGCCGACAGCTTCCTCCAACTCCTCGGCTTTGACCGAGTTGACCGGGTGCCCGTTTCGGCACACGTAGTAGCGGTAGGCGTCGTAGACCTTACGGTGGTACATCCGGCCCCCGCATACCCCGCAGAGAGCAACCCCGAGTAGCGGTGAGGTCTTCCGGGTCCGGGTACTCGACAACACAGACCGCCCCTCCAGCTTGGCTTGAAGCTGGTCCCACAGATCTTGGGAGATGACCTGGCGGCCCTTTCGGATCGGCAGACCGCTAGCGTCCCTGACGGTTACGCCCTTGTGGGTCGTCACACCGAGAAGTGCGGGCGACCGCAGGATTCGCCCGATGTTGTTCGCTGTCCAGGCGTGCCCTCTAGGCTCCCGCCCGGCGCGGGCCCGGATGTAGTCGGCAGGGCTCAGCTCGCCCCGGTCGTTCAGGCCGTCTGCGATGGCGCTTAGCGATTCCCCCGCTAGCACTTGGTCTATGATCGACACCAGCACCGCGGCTGAGTAGCTGTCCGGCACTAACTCCCACCCACCGTCGTCGCGCTCGACGGCCTCGTAGCCGTAGACCGGCTTGCCGCCCGTCCACCTGCCCAGCTCTCGCAGTTTCTTCTGCGAGGCTCTGTTCCTGTCGCTGATAGCCTCCAGCTCCCCCTCGGCGATGGTAGCGATGACATACGCGATCAGACGGCCCATCGGGGTGCTGAGGTCGATGCTGTCGTTGACGCACACGAGCGTCTTCTCGTTTTCGAGGAGCCAACCGAACAGGTTGCCCATCGGGATTGCCCGCCGGGAGATCCGGTCGAGCTTCCACGCGCACAGGATGTCCCAGTCGTGTTTCTTCTCGTTCAGCCAAGGCCCCAGGGCCGGGGTTTTGAATGGGTCCAGCGACCCGGACACGTCGAGGTCTTCGGCCCAGCCGACTATCTCGTGGTCGTTGCGCCGGGCCCAGTCCTCGATGATCTCGCGCTGGCGCTCCACGCTGGTACTCTCCTCGGTAGACCGAGAAAGTCTCACTCTTCCCAATACACGCATGTAGAGACCGTATCACGTTTGAACAATGCAGCCCGTTTGAGTCCGCGATGGGGCAGGATTATTCAAGCACACATACTAATGTCTGCATGTGTTAGACACAAAAAAAGGGGCCCCCGACCAGGCTGGAGGGCCTGGCAGGGGGTTTCGGTATCATCGGTTTGCTGCGGTTACAGCATCTACCATCGCGTACAACGTGTCGTACACCTTGTGCGGGTCTCGGTGGACATCCTCGTCATCGACCCGGAAGTACGCGGTGTGGGCACGTCCCTCTGTGTTGACCCGGACGGTGTGCCGGTTTTCCTCGAAGTCGGGCCCGTCTTGGTTGCTGACTGTCGCTTCCAAAGCCATCTTCCTTAGTTCTCCGATCTGATGATGTGGTCCTCGTTGGTGAGGATCTCGACGGTGTGCCACAAGGACTCCAAGGTGCGGCCAAACCTGGCCTGCCGTTCTTTGAGCAGGTCGGACAGGGTGTATCCCTTCCGGGGCCACACCACGTTGGCGATTCCCGCCGCCTGGATCAGCTTTGAGCAGTCGGTGCAGGGCTCCCTGGTGATGTAGAGGGTGGCTCCGATGAGGTCTTCCCGGTCGCAGTAGAGGAGGGCGTTTGCCTCTGCGTGGACTGCAACGCAGCGAGTTTCGCCCGCTGAGTAGGAGCTAACTCCGGGTACCGCCTGTGAAGTTCTCCGAGGACAGTCAGAGCAGCCACGAAGCCCACTAGGAGCCCCGT